GTCCTCTTCGAGCATGGCCGCGATCTTGTCCAGGTTCGGGCCGGTCGTTTCCGGCACCGCCTTGCGGCGGCGAGGCGCGCTCATTCGAACAGCCACGCCAGGGCCGGGACGTCGCACTCGAGCCGGTCACGCAGCATCTTGCGCATGTCGCTCAGTTCCGCGAACCGACGCCACTCGTTCGGCAGAACGTCGTGGTCCTTCATGCCGAGCAGCTTGAGCTTGCCGTAATTCAGCGTGTGCAAGGCCAGCTGCACGGCATCGAGCACGATATCGCCGCTCGCCCACGGGAGACGGACGAAGTCGTAGATCTTGCTCGACATCGAGCCGGAGAGGAAAAGCGGAGCCCACATGCGGCAGCGACCTTGGCAGCACAGGTCGGTGTGAACCCCAAGGAAGTGCTCGGCAATGTTCGGCAGGTCGCCGGTCGCCCAGACGTCAATGCGCACCTTCGCCTCGTCGTCTGGCTGGTGGTAGATGATGCACGCCGGCCTGTCGGTCATGCGGACGAGGATGGCCTCATCCTGCCCACGTGTCGTTGGAGAAGAGATCCTCGATTTGTACGTCCCGGATGTCATGCGCATTGCGCGGCTCCTTCTGTTTGCGGCGGGCCTTGCGCCCCTCGTCGAAACGCAGCAGCAAGTTGTGCTGGAAGATGAGGAGTCCTGCCCGCCTGTACCAATGCTGGTCCGGTTCAATTTCACACTTGCCGAAGTGCCTCTTGAGCAGGTCGCAAACGCGGAAGTAGCTGCCGTCGACCAAGTAATAGATGCGCCCGCCCACGTTGTGGGGCTTGCGCAGCGAGCCACAGATTACGCCGTGGCCGCTGCATGTGTGGCGCAAGAACCCGGTGTCGCTCAGCGAGAGCGTGTCTGTGATCTGCTTCCAGTTCATGTCCAGTTGACGGCGTTCGGCGATGAGGGTCCGCACAGTACGAGCGTCTCGCGGGCACGCGTCATGCCCACGTACATCTGGCGGATGACATCGTCGCGCACATCCCCGCCTTCGAGGTAGCCCATCATACTACTCGGTGACAAGTCCGGGAACAGGATGACCACATCGGCCTCGCCGCCCTTGACGCTGTGGATGGTGCCGATGACGACCTTCGGCTGGTCGCACAGCGCCGGCAAGCCCTGCTTGCTGAGTACGTTCTGCGGGAAGTTCATGGCGTCCTTCTTCTGCGCCAGCGCTACCTCCTGCAAGTACGTCAAGTCCCACTTGCGGCACGCGCTGGACAGCTTGAGGATGGCCTCGTCCGAGAGCCACTCGTGCGCCCAGGTGTGAAGCACGTTCTGGTAGCGCGGGTTGTAGAAGTGCGGGGCCGTCATGACGTCCGGTTCGGACAGCACGGCCAGCGCCGCCTTGAATCCCTTCTTGCCCTTCCTGCGCAGCTTCTCCGTGGACAGCAGGGCGAGGAAGCTCTTGAACTCGTCGACCGTCCACAGCGGCCAGCCGTCGGCCATGTAGAACGGGCCTCCAGGCTCGCTCACGCGCAGCTTGCGCAGCGGTGGTTCCTCGTCGCTCTGCATGAAGAACTCGAGGATGCGGCCCAGTGTCGTCTTGCGGTTTTCGCTGCTGCGGCGCATCGGGTTCCAATCGCCACGGCGCAGCCTGTATGGGTTGTGCCAGGGCAAGCCCGTTGCATAGAGCGCTTGCTTGATGGGGTCGAGCATGTAGGAGCACGAGGCCAAGATCATGACGGTCTTGCCCTGGCGCACGTAGCCTTCGGCGATGTCGACGATGAGGTCACCGCGCTTGAAGCCGGCGCTCTCCTCGATCACCCGGCCCTGCTCCTCGCGTGGGCGGAAGGTCTTGTACTCCCGGTCCTCGACCTGCTCGATGAAGGTCAGCGCCTTGCGGACGATGGCCTCCGGGAGCCGGTAGCTCTGGATGAGGTACTCCTTCTCGTCGGCAGGGCCACGGTAGAAGGTCTTGTTGTCGCCGCCCTTGAAGCCGTAGATCGCTTGGTCGTCGTCGCCCACGAAGTAGGCAAGCTCGATCTGCTCAGCCCACTGCATCGCGAGCGTCATCTCGAGCTTCGTGAAGTCCTGCGCCTCGTCGAAGAACGCGACGCGTTGTCCGTCTGGCGGTGCGGGTAGCGCCAGTATGCCACGCTCGATCAGGTCAGTGAAGTCCTCGAACTCGTGGTCGGCCTTCCAGCCCTTCCACTTGAGGTGGAACTTGAACACCTCCTCGTCCCACTCGTCCTGCGGTATCATCTTCGAGCGCAGAATCTGGTACTGGCTCATGAGCCGGGCTCCCTCGCTCTGTCCGCTCGGCATGACGTTCGGGTCGTCGACGTCGACGGTCCCGTCCGTGGTGATGGCGTAGTCCGGGTGCTCCTCGTTCCAGAGCTTGAGGTGTAGCTCAGCGATCTTGGGTCGACCGAGCGCTCGCCAGCAGATCGCGTGCAGGGTGCCTATGTTCTCCTCGGGTATGGGCAGGTCGCGGCGCACAAGCTCACGCGCCGCCGCGCGTGTGAAGCTCGAGACGAGGATTTCCCAGGGCTCGTACTTCTCGCACAACTCCGTGATCTTGCGGACCAGCGTGGTCGTCTTGCCTGTGCCCGGCGGGCCGAATATCTTGACGATCACGGGCGCTTCTCCTTGATTTGCTCTGCCGCCCGCAGCACTGTGTTGTCGTAGCAGGTCTGGCAGATGTCCTTGTAGTCAACAGCGCCGAACGGGAAGAGTCCGATGCTCATGCCTCCTGCGTCGACCGGGAAATATCCTGTGATTACCGGCTCCCGTTCTGCCTGTCCCTCCATTTTCTTTCCGCAGACGTCGCAGAATATCTTATCCTTTTGGGCAACTCGCATGGTCAGTCCTCCTTGGGTTTCCACTCGACGAAGTCATCGAGCGGGAATGAATACACCGAAGTGCTGGTGCGCACCGACCCCAGGACCACGTGGATCTTCACAGGCTCGCCTCCGGCCTGTACCAGCATCCGGCACAGCGTCGACTTGTCCAGCCGGCCACGCATGGTCATGGTCATCCAGGTCGCAATGTGTGATGCCCACACGTGCAGCCGCCCGTTCTTGAAGAACGGCATCTGCCTCGCCGCAGCCTTGTTCACGTCGGCGATGGGCTTGTTCGCCGGCAGGTACTCGCGCATGATCGAGCGCATCTCTCCAGCCGGTGTCGCCTCCTCGCCCATGTCGATCTCCTCGCACGAGTCGAGCAGGTGCTGCGAGATGACATGCCACTGAGCGCCCTTGTAGTCGGGAAGGCGCTTGCCGCAGGTCGCCGCCATGCACTTCTGGAACAGGGCGGAACTCACCAGCTTGTCGACGGTGCCGAGCGTCATCTCGCGCAGCGCGCCGTCCTTCATGCGGACAGTGATCGAGTAGGTCGGCGGGTCGCTGGCGAACTTACACAGCCGCACGACCTCGATCGCGAACGTCTCGGACAAGATGCCGAGCACGCGCGTGCGCTTCTGCTCCGGCGTCTCGTTCTCCGGGGCCTCGTTCTGCAACTGGCTCACGGCCCGGTCGTCCTTTGTCGCCTCGAGCGCACGCCCGATCGTGGTGCGGAACTTGTCGCCACGGTGCAGGTCAGGCTCGTGCCCCCACTTGACGCGGTGGAAGATGAGCAGGTCGCAAATCTCCTGCTCCGTCCAACCTGCACGGGCTGCGAACAGAGCGAGGCTCATATCGTAGCCCGACGGCGAGGTGTCCTTGAGGTTTCGGCGCTTGTGGTCCCAGGTCGCCGCGAAGTTCTCATTGTTCTCGCGCAGCGCCTCGAACTTGTGCATCGGCGGCGCTGCGTCCAGGCGCAGGATGAGGTCGCCGCACTTCTGGACCTCGAGCGTCCCGCTCCTGGCCTCCTGCTCGGTAAGCTCCGGCAGGAACGGGTCGAAGTCGTCGGGGTTGTATTCTTCCGGCCCGTCGTAGTGAAGCTCGACCAGCACCGGCTCCTGGCCCTTGTAGTTGTAGGTGCCGGGCACGCGCAGCACGCGCGCCAAGTCCCACACGGAGTCCATGCCCCACCCCTTGTCGCGCCAGCGGTTCTTGACCAGCTGGTGCCAGCGGCGGTTGAGCATCTCCATGTTGTGCCGCTCTTCGAGCGTCTCGAACTCGACGGGCTCCTTGAACTTCCAGTACAGGTGGATGCCGTTGCCGCTCTTGACGATCATGCTCGGACGCATGGGCAGCTTGTCCACTTCTTCGAGGATCTCTTCGAGCGTGGCGGGCAGGTCCGTCTTTTTGTGGTTCGGGCCATAGTCGAGGTCCATCCACAGGCCCGGCATCATCGTGACGGTGATCGACGTCACGCGGTTGTGCTTGCTCAGACCCTGCGGCCCGAGGCACGTGCCGAAGTATACGTCGTGGCCTTGCTTGACCAGCGCGTTGATGTCCGTCTGCCGGGGGATGTGATGATACCAGCGGGATTTCTTATCCTGCGCCGTCCAGAGGTTGAGCGCCATGCGCTGCGGCACGTCGCCGAACCACTTCATGAGAAATTCTGTGCCCGGCCTCTCCATTTTGATCGGCGCTTTCTGGCCCATGCGACCTCCGGAAAAATGAAGGGGCTGACTCTCGTGGCGAGCCAGCCCCGTTGTGGTTCTACTTGTGCAGGTTGCCCATGATCGCGTCGCGGTAGCCGGTGACGAGGCTCTTCTGGTCGGTGCTCAGCTGGCCGACCAGCTCGAAGGTGGCGCGGACGCACTTCTTCTTGGACGACTTGCTGGTGTCGGCCATGAGGCCGATCTTCACGACGGACGACTTGACGCCGATTCCGGCGTTGGTCATGCGCACGGTAAACTCCTTCCACTGGATGAGCGAAGTGGGGGGAAGCTCGAGGCGCATGGGCAGCGTGGCATCGGGCAGCAGCAGGTACAGGCGGCGGCGTTCGGAGCACGCCTGACCGTCGCCCTTGCTGGCCGTGCCGTACTGCGCGAGCGGGCACTTGGAGCAGTCGCCGCCCTGGCCCTTGTCAGCCGCCGGAGACTCGGCGTTCTTGGCGCCCATGATGCCGTCGTCGCTCTTGCAATCGGGCTGCGCGCCCTGGTCGTCGGCGTCGTCGACGCTCTTCTCGTAGTAGCGGCGGCACTTGTGATGGTGCAGGATGATGGCCTCGAACTCCTTGACCGCCTTCGGCCCGGCGGCGGTGGCGACCTGGAAGAAGGTCACGTCGCCGGTCGGAACCTTGATGGAGGGAAGATCGAAGCTGCCGAGGTCGACGCCTTCGAGGTTCTCCTTCATCACTTCGCCGATGGTGTCGGCCTGGGCGATGGCGAGGAAGTTCTCGCCGACAACAGCGGGAACCTGGGACGGGGAAGCTTCGTCAGACTGACGCTTGCTCACGTTGACTCCTAGTGGCTCAAGCCATGCGGCTTGAGGTTGATGAGACTGCCAACTCCGTTGGCGTTCTTCAATTCCGTGAGGATGTGCTGCCGCTGTTCGGCGGTCATGGTTCCACCCTCCCGGATGACGAACTTGCCCTCTTCGTCTGCCACGACGACTGCGAGGTAACAAGTCGGTTCACCCTTGAGATGCTCGGACGCGCCCTCATACGCCCTGTCGACGCGCTTCTTGAGGCTCACAGGCCCTTCGCTTCGACGGTGGTCCTGGTGCTCAGCTGCACGGTAGACTTGAGCGGCTCCGGCAGGATGGCGAGAGCTTCCTCGCTGGTGAGGGTGTCCAGCTTGAGTCCCTTCTCCTCCGACGCCAGCTTGAGCGCCTCGTTCACCATGCCCTTGAGGGTCATGCTGTTGACGGAGACGACGGTGTCGTTGCCCTGCTCGATGAGGCCCTTGACCAGCACGGGCATCTGGCCCTCGACCACGCCGGCTGTGAACGCCCGGCGGATGTAGACCACGGAGCCGTCCGCGCCCTTGATGTTCTGCATCTCGGCCTCGAGCATGTCGCTGAGAAGCTCCTCGCCGAGCGTCAAGGCTTCCGCCTTGGCGTCGTCAAGCTGCGCACTGAGCGCCTTGGCCTTCCTCTTGGCGGCGGTGAACGCCGCGACCTTGTCCTTCAAGTCCATAAGTCCTCCTGGGTTTGGCAGTAGTATCCGGTGTTGTGACGGCGAGGCGAAGCCGAGCCGGGCTAGACCTGCTTGATCGCCATGATGTTGACGTTGTTGCTGATCTCGACCGGGATTCCGATGATGCTCTTGACCGGCCCCGAACTCAGGTAGTCCATCTCGACGAACGAGATGATGTCTCTCTGCGGGAGGATGAGAATGGAGCGTACTGCCTCGGGACTGAGGATGATGCGAAGATGGTCCTTGGGCTCGCGCATGTCCTTGCTTCTCCACTCGTAGACGTAGCGGTAGATCGCGTCGATGAGCGCACCGCCGATTCTGAACTCAGGCATGGTTTCCTCCTAGCATCTCTCAATCTTCGGGCGTTCCATCATCCAGGCGCTGAACGTGGCGAAGCTCACGCCGGTCCTGGGCTCCATCCAATCGTCCCAGGGGTAGTTCTTGCGGGCATCCATCAGCGTCGTGCGCACGCCGACGCAGTAGGCGTTCCCGATTTTCCTGGGCGTGGTGATGCCCGTCTCGTAGCGCTCGTAGCTGGCAGGGTGCAGCCCGAGCAGCCGGGCCGCTTCGTCCTGGCCGAAGCCTTTCTCCTGCCGCCACATGCGCAGCGGGGAACGCTCGCGCCAGCGGTACATCTTGTTCTTGTAGTTCTGCGTGACAGACATGCGCTCTCCTTATTCCAGCGTGTCGGGGGTGCCGCGGCGGATGCCTTCCACCACGGACTCAATGACTTCTTCGCGCCGGGCCAGCGCCCGGTAGATCTTCTGGTCGACTGTTCCACGTGCAACAAGGTGGTAGTTGACGACGGGCCGCTCCTGGCCGGGCCTGTGCGACCGCTTGCGCGACTGCATGTAGGCGGACAGGCTCGGGTCGATGGAGTAGTAGATCACGTAGCGGGCGCGCGTGAGGTCGATGCTCATGCCACCGGCCTTGATATTGAGCACGATGTTCTTGTGCTCTCCGGCCATAAACTGCTCGGACTCGTGGTTGCCGTCGCCCACGATGGCGACTGTGCCGCGCTTGTTCTTGAGCAGCCCGACGCACGCGTAGAGGTCCGGTGTGAACCTCGTGAAGATGACGACCGGCTCGTGCGGGGGGATGCCGTCGAGCAACTCCTCGAGCGCGGCGAGCTTGTCGGTGCCGACCTGGACGGACTCGGACTCGCCCGGCAGGAATCCGCCGGTGATCTGCTGCAAGCGCAGCACCTTGACCATGGCGTTCTTCGCCGTGACCATGCCGCCCTGCACGTCGGCGCAGAACTCTTTGTCCATCTGGTCGTAGAGCTTTGCCGTCGCTCCGTCCAGGTCGAACACGATGGGGATGTCCTCGACCGGTGGAAGCTCCTGCACTTCCTCGCTCTTGACCGTGTAGACCCAGGGCCGGAGCCGTTCCTGGAACTCCTCGACGTTCTGGAAGCCGACGACCTGCTTCTGCTCGAAGCCGCCCTTGATGGCGTAGCGTTTCTCGAACATGAAGTAGCTCATGCCGAACACCTGGGGAGCGACGAAGCGCATCTGCCCGAAGGCGTCGAGCATGGAGTGGGCCAGGAACGTGCCGTCCAGGGCGAGCGGGAGAGGGCGCTTGCGCGAGCCGAGCAAGTTCTCGAGCGCGTAGACGTTCTTGCTCTGCACCCCGCTCGGGGCCTTGATCTTGCGGCTCTCGTCGCACACGATGATGTCCCAGGGAATCTCGAACAGCATCTTGAACAGCGGCTCTCGGTAGAATGCCTCGTAGTTGACGGACAGGATGTAGGGCCGGTCATGGATTTCACACCGGCGGATCTCTTGGAAGGCGTCCTTCGTGCGCCGGGCCAGCGGGCGCGTGCCGGTCATGCTGATGCCGACCATCGGGCCGTCAACGTGCTTGGCGATTTCCCTGGGCCAGACGTCCAGCGCGACCTTCGGGCACAGGTTCAGGATGCGGCACGCGCCGATCTCCTTCGCCACGCCGAGCGTCGTGAGCGTCTTGCCCGTGCCCATGTCCATGTTGAAAACATGGCCGCGCTCACGTGCGAGAACGACTCCGAGGGCCTGATGTTTCCACAGCCCCTTGTTGAGAGTATAGTTCGGTTTCATCGGTGCCTCCAAAGTAGCAAATGGTCAGACGGATGCCAACAAAAAAGGGCCTTCATGTAGCATCACTCTGCTTCATGAAGGCCCTTCGGTTGGGCTGAGCTACTTCTCGAAGTGCTCGATGAGGCGGTCCAGGTTGGCGACTTCGGCGCGCTTGTCCCACTTGGGATGGTCGGGCATGTCGGTCACTTCCTGGCGGTGCAGCTTGAGGCCGGCGCAGATGGCCTTGCGGTCGTCCTTGCTCAGCTTGAAGCCCTTCTTCTCGGTGTTGTCGGTCGTCTCGCTCATGAGGCTGTCTCCTGGGTTTAAGGGTGTACGGGCCTGGGATTTTCTGTACCCGTTTGGGGTTACTTGGTCAAGACCACGACTCGATCTCGGCTGCGATCTCAGACGGGATTTCCTCCATGAGCCACGCATGTCCGTAGCTGTAGGGTTTTCCCTTGTAGCTGTAGTTCGGGTCGGGGTTGAGGCCGGCGTCGGCGAGCACCTGTGAAGCCACGGTGTAGTGGGACTGCGGGAACTTCCAGGTGATGGGGTTGTTGCGGAGGTAGTCCTCCTGGGCGGGACTGCCAGCGGTCATGTCGTTCAGGTGCCAGCGCTTCCAGATTTCGGCCATGCGCTGCGCTTTGGCATCGTGCGGGAACATGGCCGCGACCTCTCCGACGCACTGACCGCCCATGATGATGTCGCGCTTGCTCGGGAGCCACACCTCCGCGCACATCGAGAACTTTCCGTCCTCGAAGTCCCACGTTATGTAGGCCTCGTTGCGCTTGACGCCTCTGCCCTCCGCGTCGCACAGGCCGAGGAGGTACTTGTGTCCTTTCATGGCTATTTCCTCTTGTTCTCTTTCGCTGCTTCCACGAGATGCCCGCGGGCCGCTGCGATACACTCCTTTGCCTTTTCGATCTGCCTGATCGACTCGGACGGTCGCAAGTCGAGCTTCGCGTTGTCGGCAACGATGTCTAGCTGCCGCTCGAACTTGAGGGCCTTGTCGATGAGCGGTGCCCAACGCATGGGCCTACGCCGCCCTGACTATGCGCTCGAAGTCGCGGCCCGGCATGAGCAAGATGTTCCCGCCAAGGCTCTCAAGCTCGGTGGCGCGGTCGTAGCTCACGGCGTCCGTGCCCGCGACCTGTGTGATGGCCTGGGCCACGCCGAACTGGCTGAGCCCGTCCCGGTGCGAGTTCATGAGGAGCACCTGGGCTACCAGATCGACCTCGCCCTCGCGCAGATGCCCGGCCTTGCCAAGCTCCATGATGGCATCCGCCGGCTTCTCGTGCGGCAGGGTGACGGCCATGCTCAACTGCATCCGCTCGACCACGATGTCGAACTGCTTCTGATCGACGGCGATGCGGACCATGTCGCGGACCTTGAGCATAAAGGCGTGGTCGTCGGCCTTGAGGGTGTTGTCGCTGAACAGCTCGCCGTCCTCCTCGACCTGCCGGCCAACGTGGAACTTGCGCTTGCCCAGGCTGTCGACCTTGGCACCGTTCATGCAGACAAGCCGGGTAATGAACGGGGCCACGGACAGGGCGCCCGAGCCGATCTCGGAGTTGGACAGGATGAACCCGGCCATGATCTCGTCGCCTACCTTGATCTCGCCCTTCACAGTGCGGCTCGCGATCTTGAGGTAGAGCTTCTTCTCCGTGACCTGGGAGGACACGACGGACAGGTTCGGGTCGTCGCCCAGGATGGGCAGCACGGCGTTCTGCATGACCTCGAGGTTGTCGAGGCGGCGGTAGCGGTCGGACAGGAACGCGCGCACGCCGCTCTCGCTGGTGCGCACCATGCGGCGCTCCGGCTCGGCGGTGAACAGCGCGTTGACGTTCTGCGCCAGCAGGGCCGGGTGGTCCTTGCGCAGCCGGTCGTAGTAGGTCGCGGGTATCTTGAGCCGGGCACCGATCTGGTCGTGCGCGTGCTCGGTGATGGGCAACTGCCCGGTGATGATCTGCTCGGCGGACGGGATGCTCAGCGTCGCGTCGTTGTTCATGCGCACCTCGCGGGTGTCAACCACGAAGTCGCGGTTCGCCTGGGCCTGGGCCTGGACGCGCTGCGCCAGGGCGACAAGATCAAGTCCTTTCTGCATGTTCCTTCTCCTTCGCGACGGCGGCTTGCCATTCGCTCTTGACGTTGATGGAGTATTCGGTGTTGCACGCCTTGCACTTCGCCTTGACGTCGAAGCCCAGGATGCCCGTGTACACGACCTTGTCCTGGCCGCAGGTCGGGCAGGGCTTGAGTTCCGCATATAGCGCCGCGTTGATGATGTCCTTGATGTAGACCATGTGGCTACTCCGGGCCTTCCGCCGGCGACGGGTACTGCTTGCGAAGCTCGTCGGCCATTTTCATGACCAGCTTGCGGGCCATGCGGCTGCGGCGCATCTTGGCCTGGAAACACGCGACGTCGTCGTCGCTGTAGTGCTTCTTTCCGTCTCTCTCCATGTCGTCGAGCTTTTCGGCCTGGAACTGCGCGCTGTCGTCGCACAGGGCCTCGAGCCCTTCGATCATGTCGTGCGCGAAGCGGACCTCGCTCTGGTAGAAGGCGCGGCCCATGAAGCCACCCAAGAGGCGAACGGCTTGGTCCTCCATGCTACTTCGCCTCCTGCTCCATGAGAGCCTTGCTGTGGTCGCGCACGATCTGGGCCGGGTCGTAGGTCTTGATGGCGACCTGCGGCTCTCCGGCGATGGTTGCGCTGCCCGGCCAGACCTCCTCGAGCCTGTCGACCGTGCGGGCGTGCCTGACGAAGTCCGAGTACGCCTTCTTGATCTGACATTCGATGTTCTTCCAGGCCTTGCGCAAGTCGCGCGCCTTTTCGAAAAGCTCCCAGGTCGCCTTGCTGACCACCAGGACGGCGGTGTATTGGCGCGGGAAGCGCTTGCAGTAGGGTATGGTGACGCCGATGTCCTCGAACTTGACGTCCTCGAGCGTGTGTTTCTGGCGGTCGCGGTACTCGATGTCGGGGATCTTCGTCACCCGGTCGATGCGGTAGTTGTGGTCAAGCGGCAGGATGTAGGGCGACTGCTGCTCGTTCACGTGCTCGAAGTCGAAGCTTTCGACGATGGAACGGATGTCGGGCGGAAACAGCGCGGCGACCTCAGGCTTGAGCGCCTTGACGAGCAGCTTCTTGGCCTCCTCGTACTTCTTGCGCTCTTCGGGCGCGGCGTCCATTTCAGCGATGTGAGACATCAGCTTCTCACGCATGTCCTTCGTCAGCGGAACCGTCGGATTCTTGGGCATTGGAGATGTCCTCCTGGTTACAGGTGCAGTCGTCGCCGTGCTCGCCGCAACCGGCACACGGGCAATCACGCTCGCCAGGGCTGAGCGTGCAATCTCCGTCCATGCGCTCGTGTTTGCAGATGCCGTAGCACATGGCTATTGCTCGGAACGCAGATTCACCCCGGTGGATATGGCGGTTTCCATGGCCGCCAGCCGGAGCCTCGTTTCCGCGTTCGCTTCCTGGCGCAGCGCCTTGTAGATGCCCTCGGAGAAGGCGTCGCGAGTGCCGCGCATCATCGCCTGGATGGCGAGCACCTGCACCTGTGCGGGCTGTTCGGGCGTGAACAGCTGAGCCAGTGCGGCACCGAACATGATCCCGGCCTCCTTCACAGCGGCCAGCACCCTGCCGTGGTCCGTCATGTCGTCGAGCGTTCCGGCGATGACGCAGTAGCTCTCGTTCGGCATAAACAGACCCAGGAATCCCGGCACCGGGAGCCCTTGCTCGACGTCGTCGATGTGCTTGCGGATGCGGTCGATGTTCGCGTTCTTGACGATCTTGGGCATGTGGCCTCCTAGCCGACCATCGCGTGCATCGCGACGGCGTCCGCGGTGTTCCAGCGGTCAAGGTTCTGCTTGTCGTCGGCGTCCAGGCAGTTCTCGCAAACCCTGCGCATCCTGCCGCCGCCTTCGTCCCTCGTGTAGTAGTGCGGCTCGTCCTCGTCGATCTGCGCGCCGCAGCTTTCGCAGATGTCCATGTGTCCTCCCTAGTTCATGTCTCCCTTGAACAGCCCGAGTATCGTCGCCGGCGAGTAGCCGAGAAGCACAAGTGCTGTGACACAGTGGGCGTATGTTGCGGGAAGTTCTGTCCAGGCCAGCGAGAGCAACTCTTGCAGACGCGAGCCGTGCGCCAGCGCGCCGCGCAAGTTCTGCATGTTGTGCTCGTCAGCGCGGGAGTAGGCGTGCATGTACTGCTTCCCGGTGTTGTACATGCACTCGGCAAAGCCGCCCATGCGCTCGATGCCCTTGAACACGGCGTTGCCTTCGTGGTCGGTGAAGAAAAACATGTCGTAGCCTTCGAGACGCTTGAGCTTGTTGATGTTCAGCATGGTTTCCTCCTACGCGCACTCGTAGCGGTATTTCTTGACAGGCTCGTATTCCTCGTACTCGACCACCTTGCAGGTCGGGCCGTCCTTGAGCCACAGGCTGAGCCCGATGTTGACGCCCTTCTTGTTCGGCAGCGTCCATAGGTGCAAGGTCACGTGCTGGTCCTCGTCTTTCTTCTCGAGGTCCTCGTAGTCGAACCACCAGCCCCGGCGCTCGAACTCGGCCGCGACGTCGATGATGGTCATACAGCTACTCACGTCGACCGTGATGCTGCCGTAGTCGCGCAGGTAGCCGAAGCTCGCCTGGGCCTTCTGGACGCCTGGGATGCGCTCGAGGGTGGCGATGCACTCATTGAGGAACGGCACCGTGTTGCGCGACTCCCACATGGTCTTGACCTTGTTCTGCTGGTCGAAGCGCAGACGCGCAATCTGCTCCTCGAACTTGTCGTTCGACTTCTTGATCTCGTGGCGCATGACGATCATGGTTCCCTCCTGGGTTTTCCCGCAGTTTGTAGCGCTTCACACCTCCGCCTATGGCCCGCCTGTTCGCTGTTCGCTAATGGCGAATGTGGCCTAGCCGCCGGGCCTCAAGGTGCCGTATTGTGCGCACCGCAGAGGGGGGGCGATTCCGCCAGGGCCACGGCGAAAGCGGGAGCAGAGTGGTCCCTGCCCCCGCCTTGTCGGGTGTCTAGAAGGGCACGTCCTCGTGGCCCAGGCCGAAGCCCATGTCGTCGGCGTCCATGGGCGGCACGTCCTCGACGGGAGCCGCAGCCGGAGCACTCTTGCTGCCGTCGCCCTTGCGCGCCAGCAGGTTGATCTCGGAAGCCCAGACCTTCGTCCAGATCTTCTTCGGGTCGTTCTTGTCGGGGCTCTGCTTGATCTGGCCGATGATCGCGACCTTGTCGCCCTTGCGCAGCCCGAGCTTGCGGGCGCGTTCGGCCACGCCGTTCCAGGCCTGGGTTTCCATGAAGATCGTCTGCTCGACCCACTGGTTGTTGCGGTCCTGGTAGTCGTCGTCGACGGCCATTCCGAACCGGAGCATCTTGCCGTCCATGTGCTGCACGGGGTCGATGGTCAAGCGGCCTTCCATGATGATGCGAGTGCTGTTCGTGGGCATACTGTCCTCCTGCGGTGTCGAAACTCGGTGGCGTTGTGGCGAGCCCTGGACCGTCCAAGGCCCGCCGTCTTACATTCTTGTGGGGGCCGAGCGGAGCGAGGCCCTGCCTTTAGTCGTCGTTCAAGTAGTCCTTGATGGCCTCCGCGATCGCTGCCGCCTTCCCGGCCTTGCGCAGCGCCTCGCGGTCGTTGTATGCTTGTTCGCGCAACTCGTTCGCCTCCTTCTGCGTCTTGAACTGCAAGTCGCGCAGCCATTTGACGCACTCTTCCGGCTGCATGTCCTTGAGCTTCGGCTCGCGGTACAGGTAGCTCGTGATGATGATGCTCTTGATGCCTGCAAGCTGTTCCCAGGGCTCGCGTCCCATGGCCTACTCCTCCTTGATTTTCTTGATCTCGTCCTCTTCAAGCTCGTCTACCAACAGGCACAGCGCCTCATATTCCTCGTCCGTCATCTTCGCGCTTTCCTTGTCGTACTTGTCCAGGCATGAGACGAAGTTGATGCCCTCGTGAGACTCTAGGGCCACCATGTACTTCTTGAGCAGCGCGCGGTAGTCGATCTTCATGGCCTACTCCTTACGCCCTGCATATCTGCTTGCAGCAGGGGCAAATCTTTGTTGGGTTTTTCTGCATGAAGTCGATGTAGCCCTTGAGGTAGTTGTAAACCTCCTTGACTTCGCGCTCGCTGGCTTTGTCGACAAGATCGTCCCATTTGTCGTTGCCTCCGTACACTCCCCCTAGGGCTCGTATCGCGTGTGCCGACGCGTGTCCTCCTACGTAGTGCCCTTGGAAGTTGTAGCGCATTACTTGCTTTAGCTCCTCTCTTTGCTTGCTCATGATTTATTCCTCGTACCAGGGCTCGTCGCCCAGGCCTTCCGGCTCGTCACCGGGTTGAATCATGCAGAACCAATCCTCGACCGACTGCTCCTGGCTCACGATCAGGTCGTTGACGATCTGAGCGTGCATCCCGGCCTCATGCCAGCCAAGCTCCTTCATCGCCTTGAGGTCAGCCTCGGCCTCGTAGTCGATGCACCCGATGTTGCGCCCGTTCTGGCACGTCGCGAGGCAAAGCTCGTACTGCTCGGCGCGCTCCTCGTAGACGGGCTGGAACTCGACCAACTCGTCCTTCGTGTAGTTCATCTCCTTCCAGGTGTGAGCGAACTCGGCGTAGGTCGCGCGCCCGTACAGGCTCATGCGCTCGCGCCTCTTGCGGTCCGGGTCGCCAGCCCACGTGGCCGGCAACTCCTCCCACCTCATGTCCTCGGCGGTCGCTGTGCCCTCGCCGTGGATCTTCCCTTCGGCGTAGAGCTTGGTGCGGGCCGTCTCGCGCCCTGCATATTGCCAGCGTGTGAACTCCCACCATGAGCCGTCCTTCATGTCATTCAGCGGCTCGATGTTGCCGTCGAAGTGGTTGAACCAGCTTGTCGGCTCGTCGTGCTCCTTGGGCTTGTCGGGCAAGCGCCCTGCGTGGTAGCAGGACCACATGACCTGCTCCTCTCCACAGGCCCACAGGCCCTTCGCAGCCGCGTCGACCAGACGCATCTTGTCGATCGGCACGCAGCGCGCCGGGCGCTCGCTGGTCCTGTGGAACTCGCAACGCTTGCGAACCGGGTTCCAGCACACTTCCACGTTTCGCGGAATGCGCAAATCCGCAACATACTGACGATTGACGGAGGTAATATTCATGGCGTCTCCTCGGAAGCCCAAGGCTCCCTCTGTGGCCCAACCTGGGCCGGTTACGGTGAATGAAGCGATGCCGTGTGTCGTGAGCGAAGCGAACGACGCTGTCGCGAAGAACCGCGTCGATGCCTTGCTGTCTCTCTGCGAGGTGTGGGCCAAGGTGCAGCCCTGCGTTGCCGATATCCTCGCGTTCGTCGTCGACGGCCAGCCGCTCAAGTCTGTCTGCTCTATGCCCTCCATGCCGTCCTTCCTGGCTGTTCACAGGTGCTTGGTCGAGCCTACCGATGACGGCGATATGCTTGACTTCCGCTGCCGCTATGATGTCGCTCGTGCTGCGCTTGCACACAACGCCGTCGACCAGATGATCGAGATTGCCGACCGCCCGATCACCTCGCATACCGACGCGCTCAAGCAGGGCCAGCAGATCAGGGCGAGGCAATTCGTCGCCGAACGCCTCGCTCCCAAGTCCTACGCTCCTGCTCGCCGCGAGTTTCAGTCCAAGCTCAGCCCGACCGACCTCGCCGACGCGCTCGAAGGCGCTGCCGATATCATCCAGCAGCGCCGGAACCAGCGCCTTGAGGCGACCGCCAACGCTGCGTCAACGCCAGCGCTGTCGGCTGACCCCGCAGCCAGCCAATAGCCGCTACGATTACGTCGCCATGGCAAGCCTTGGGCTTGCAGAAACACGCCAGGACCACGCGTACTCCGCTGTCCTGCGCGTCCATGATCGCACGCAATGCTGCCTTCTGAGCGTTCCAGCCCGGCTCGGCCATCTTGTTCCACAGCCAGTGCCGGTAACGCTCAATTACTTCGGCCCTGTCTGCCTCTGTGTCCATCGTGTAGGGGTTGCCCAGGCTCGTGCCACGACCGATACGGAACATGATCGTCCCGACCTGTACAGCGCACAAGTGGCGGATGTTGATGACCTCGATCGGATAGGCCGGGTTCGTGTTGTTGTTGTGCATGATGGGCTCCTTCGGGTGTGCTAACTTGTGGATACATGGGTGCTAACTTGCGTTTGCACCCTGCTAACTGACGGCAACAGCACCGAGTTGGGCGATGCTGCGTTGACTCATAAGGGTGAAGAGGCAGGGGAGCGGGGGTGGGCGGAGCGAAGCGACGCTGTCTCGCTGCCGCCGCCGTAACTAAGCGTCCATGAGCGCGACGATTCCATCGAGTTGCGGCTGATGTGCGACGCGCCAGCCGCTCTCCGGCGTCCACCCGGCGACCCACACGTCGTCCTGCGCGAGTTCTTCGCAGGATTCGGAGATCCGTTGCAGGTAGAGGTCGATGCTTGCGGCGATGCCGCTGCGGCGCAGCGCCTGTATACGCGTGGTGACGGTGCGGCGCAGGGCCGAGGAGCTACGGGGCTCGAAGGATGAGATGCCGCGAGGGGTAGTGATGGTGACGTACATGGTGTGCTCCTTGGGGTTGCGGTGCTACGTCCTCTTGCCAACCAAGAGAACAACAAGCGATGCACACTGCCATCTCTGCCTTTCCGCCTTCATATAGCAGCGCTACCGGGGTGGGGCCCCCCAAGCGCCTTCCGCAAGGGGAGTACCCCCCCATCAGACGCCGCCCCCCACAAAATTTTGAACTCCAAATTTTCTCCCAACTGGCCGGGTACGAAACCGGGCAGCATTCCCCCATGGGGTATACGAGTGTGGATAGTTGATGTTTACCCAGGGTCGCAGCCCGCGAAGCGCCGATGCTTCACTGTGCGAAAGCGGCCTGAGTGGATACAGGTGGCTACTTTCACTGTATCCAGGTTTAGCACTAGAGCCATGCGGCTTTGCGGACGAAGGGGGGTAATGTGGATACTCCTTTATAGGGAGCGATTGAATTGACTCGTCAACTTTTGATTTCGATTACCCAGAGTATCCAAAAACGCGAAAGTCGTTGGGAGAGTAGGGCTAAACCTGGATACTAAGTGGATAATATATAGTCTTTCCCAGGCATAAACTGTGGAAAGAGATCTTGAATCCATCCCTATATAATGCTTGAGGAATCGAAAAGTTTTCAACAGAAGGGGTGGGTAATGTCTTTTTTTTCGGACTACCCACTTTTTCCACCCGGATAACGATTATCTCCCTATCGGGAGTTTGATGAGAGGACACCTGTGAATGGTCCCAGGCATTGCGGGCCGTGGCTTCCCGGCGTTTGACAGGCGTTTTCCGAGCGTTTGGCCGTCACGAGCGGGATGGACACAGGTGGATACTTTGGTGCATACCTGCCTCATGCTTGTGACTGACCTTTGGTTCCACGACATGACGGAGAAGGCGCGGAGCGTGTACGACACGTTCAGCGTCTACGCGATGGACCCGGTCGGCTTCTGTGCCGACTGCCTGGGGCTGCACCTGTCGCCGCAGCAAGCGAAGGCCGCTGAGTCCCTGGCACGCGACCCACGCAAGAAGGTCATCATCACCTCGGGCCACGGCATCGGCAAGACGACGCTGATGGCCGCGCTCAGCCTGTGGTTCATGCTGACGCGCTACAAAGCGATCGTGCTGGCTACCGCGCCGACGAAGCACCAGCTGTACGACCTGTTGTGGAAGGAACTCTCGAGCCTGTTCGGTCGTCTGCCGGCCCCGCTCTGCAACCAGGGCTTCGTGTTCGACAAGAGCGGCGACCGCTTCTGGCACGTGGACTACAAGGAAGAGTGGTACATCCAGTGCCGCACGGCCAGGAAGGACAAGCCCGAGGGCATCCAGGGCCGGCACAACCGGCATCTGCTAATCCTGGTCGACGAAGGCTGCGGCGTCGACGACAAGATCTTCGAGACGATCGAGAACGCGCTGACGGAAGAGGACAATCTCATGCTGGTGGCGACGAACCCGACGCGCACAGGAGGCTACGTGTACAAGGCGGCGCAGACGCCGCAGGACTTCTGCTACTACGAGATGAGCGCGCTCGACTCTCCGTTCTACCCGAGGTCTAAGGCCGAGAGCATCGCGCGCCGCTACGGCATCAACTCCGACGTCTACCGTGTCCGCGTCCTGGGCCGCTTCCCCGGCGGCGAGCCAGATCAGATGTTCCCCCTCGAGCTTGTGATGTCCTGCGTGGGCCGCGAGGTCCACGTGACGAAGCCGATCGTGTGGGCGCTGGACGTCGCGCGCATGGGCGACGACTCGACGGTGCTTGCCCCGCGCCACGGCTATAAGGTGTTGCCGCTCACCAGCTGGCGCAAGAGCCAGACGGACCAGACGGCGCAGCGCGTGATGCGCATGTATAACAGCTGCACCGACGCCGACCGGCCAGACCGCATCATCATCGACACGGCTGGCATCGGCGCTGCGGTGTGGGACATCCTGCACACGAAGGGCTTCCCGGTCGATCAGTTCAACGCCGGATGGGGCTCGAGCGACCCGTCTCGCTGGAAGTTCGCGAAGGCCGAGCTTTTCGAGGATGTGCGCGACCGCATGATTCGCGGCATGGTGTCGCTGCCTGAGTATGACTCGACCGGCGACGTCGAGGACGACCTCGTCGCGCAGTTCGCCAGCATCAAGTTTAAGATCGACCCGAACACCGGCGTCACCTCGATCGTGCCCAAGGAAATCATGAAGGAGCAGTACGGCCTCGACAGCCCCGACCGGGCCGAGGCTGTGATCTACTCGTGGTTCGATGCCGAGGCGGTTGGGCAGTATGGCGAGGAGAACGACATCGACGAGATTCTGCATCGCGGCAAGCGCAGGGAGACGCGCAACGCCTACGACTACGACGAGTTCCAGGAACTTCGGGAGAGGAGGACACAGTGAAGGATTCCAGAATCGCACTCAGGCAGGTAGAGGACGCTGACTTGACGGAGAAAGAGCGGCGGCACGGCCCAGGCTACACGTGGGTCGACGTCATGCAGACCGCTCCGAGCAAGCGGCACCTGTGCCGCATCGGCATGAAGGCTCACTTCAACGCCGTGCAGGTCCATCTCGAGGTGTCGTGCTTCGGGCCGGAGTCTGCCCGGCTCACCCGAAAGGCCATCGACGCGCTGCGCGAGGTGTTCGCGCATGATAGCCCCTACGGGCAGGAGTTCATCGTTGCGATGTTCGACGTCGACCCTGGCGAGCGGCACGCGAAGTTCATGGAGCTGATGGGGCTCAACCCGTGCAGCAGGTTGTACATCTCGACAACCCCTGTCGCCCCTGTTACGGAGTGAGCCTATGAGCATCGTGTTCCCCCTCTGCGCCGTCGACTTCGAGCCACGTCACCTGGGGCTCTTGACAGTGCGGCCGGAAGTCGTCGAGAGCTACGCTCACTTCGGCCAGGACCCGAGCGAGATGCTCAAATCCCTGGCCGCGACCTGCGCGAAGGTGTACACCATCACGGACTACCATGCCCGGCCTCTCGGCATCATGGGCTGCATCTTGCAGTTCGCCGGCTGCGGCGGCGGGTGCGCGCGAGCGTTCATGGCCCCGGATGTGTGTGTGAAGGACCAGCTGGCCGTGGCCTGGGTGCGCATGGCGCGTAAGCTCCTGCTGCATGTCCAGAAGGCGTGGGGGCTGCATCGCATTGAAGGGCTAGTCCCGTCGTGGCTCGACGAGAGCTACTTCATGCTCGAGCACATGGGCTTCAAGTACGAAGGCACGCTCAAGGAATACGACCTCGAGCGCAATGACTACTACCTGCTTGCAAGGATTTGGAGGTGACGTATGGGCGGTGGAGGCGGCGGAAAAGGCGGCGGTGCGAGCATCCCCCCGGCAACTGTGGCTCCGACCCCGGCCCCGGTGCGGGCCGTTAACCCGGAAGCCCAAGACACGACCGTCCAGGTCGCGGACGACAAGACGCAGAAGGCGGCTGCTGCGAAGCGGTCGGTCTACGCGTCTGACTCCGAAGCCCTGGGCTCTCCGTCCCAGGCCGGGAGCGTCTACGCGCGCACCCTCGGGGGGTAGCGCATGGACGAGAAGGCAGGGAAGAAGTACCTCGAAATGTACGAGGCGCTGTCGGCTGAGAAGTCGCAGTACGTCTCGTTCTGGCAGGAGATCGCCGAGAACGTGTTCCCGTTCAGGGCCACGTTCAGCGGGCAGTCTCCTCTCGTGCGTCCCAACTTCCGCAAGATCTACGACGGCACTCCGATGTGGGCGATGGGCATGTTGGCCGCTGCGCTGCACGCCTTTCTGACCAACCCTGCTGCGATGTGGGCCAACGTCGCTGCCAATGACGAGAAGGTCGCCCGCGACTTCGAGGTCGTCGAGTACGGTCAGGCCGTCGACCGCTTCCTGTTCAACGTGTTCCTGCGCAGCAACTTCTACTCGCAGGTCCACGAGGGCTACGCGGACATCTCGACGTTCGGCAACATGGCGCTCTGGATGGAGCCCGACCCCAAGACCCTCATGCGCTACACCTCTATCCCGCTCTCGGACATCGTGTGGGACGTCAACGAGCGCGACGAGGTCGACACGGCCATCCGCGGCATTCGCATGACGCCCAGGCAGATCGTCGCGCAGTTCCCGAAGGAGCGCATCCCGAAGAAGGTCGCGGACGCGTTCAACCACGTGGACCGCTGCTGGACCGATAAGTTCGACATCCTGCACTTCGTTCGCCCGCGCAAGGAGCGCTCGCCCCTGCCGCCCTGGCACAAGCTGGCGCGGCCATTCGAGAGCGTCTACGTCATCAAGGACGGCGGCGATGTACTCGACGTCGGCGGGTACTACGAGTTCCCGGTGGCGATCGCGCGTTGGTCGGTGCGGCCCGGCGAGAAGTACGGCTACGGCCAGGGCGCCGTGGCGCTGCCCAACTCGCGGACTCTTCACATGATGCAGAAGCACACGCTGCGCGCGGCTCAGCGGGCTACCGACCCGCCGATCATGATGCCGCACAGGGCGTTCATGGGGCCGCTCGACTTGTCCGCCGGCGGCGTGAACTACTACAACAAGTCGGGCATGGCCGCGCTCAAGGGCGGCGCGAACCTCGTGGCTCCGTTCCCGCAGGGCCAGCAGTTCAACATCAGCCACGAGGAGAAGCAGTCGCTGCGCGAGATGGTGCAGCGCGACTTCTTCGTGGACCGCTTGCAGGTCCGCGAGGCCGACCGGATGAGCGCCGCCGAGATCTACCAGCGCGCCCAGGAGAACAGCCGGCACTTCGCCCCGGTGTTTGGCAGGATGCACCGCGAGCTTCTCGAGCCCGTGGTGCAGCGCACGTTCATGGAGGGCATGAGGCGCGGGCTCATCCCGCAGCCGCCGGCTTCGATGATGGAGCGCGGGGGCCTGCGTGTGAAGATCAATTCGCCCATCGCCCGGCAGCAGGGCGTGGCCGAGGTCCAGGCCCTGGTCAGCGCGGTCGACGTCTTGACGCCGCTCGCCAACGCCAAGCCGGAGATCCTCAACGCGCTCAATGAGAGCAAGCTGACCGAGTTCGTGTTCAAGAGCTTCGGCGCTCCGCTCGAGGTCATCCACAACCCCGAGGAGTACATGAAGGCGCTGCAAGCCGACGAAGAGCAGAAGAAGCAGATGGAGATGCAGGGCGCTACCAGCGAGAACGCCGCCAGCATGGCCGGCGCGATCAAGGACATCGCTAGCGCTACGAAGGACATGGGCGGCTTGCAGCGTGTCCAAGGCATGATGGTGTAGGGAGGACACATGGACATGAAGGTCATAAATCGTCTGCGCAAGCTCGTCGACTCTGACGAGAACGCGGACCTTTACGAGCGCAAGCTCGCAACTGCGTTCGACAGGCTCAAGGGCGACATGGCGTTCGACGTCGTGCTCGCCTACATCGCGGACAGGTGCTTCGCTTACACCTCTTGCATCGTCCCTGGTGACACGGTACAGACCTACGCGAACGAACACCTTCGCGAGTTCGCTCTCGAGTTGATCGCGATGGCGGAAGGGGAGGCCTTCCGGCCCATCGAGAAGGACGCAAACGCAGAAGAGGAGGACACCAATGGCTGATGGACCGATTCCCGCCCCCGGTGGCGCGCCCGATGGCGGCGCTCCCGCACCGGCCCCTGCGCCGGGCAATGACAAGAGCATCTTCTCCCAGAGCGGCAACGATACGCCGCCCGTTCCCGCTGGCCCGCAGGGCGAGGAGTTCCTCAAGCTGTTCGGCGAGGCTGGCAAGACCGGGTTGTTCCAGGGCGTCAACACGCCCGACGAGCTGGTCAAACGCATGGCCGACCTCAAGGGCCGCGCCGATAACAGCGGCCTCAAAATCCCTGGCGAGAACGCCACGCCGGAGGAGCGCGAGGCGTTCCACAAGGCCCTGGGCCGTCCCGACGCGCCGGAAGGCTACGAGCTTGGCGACAAGGGTATCGACCCGGCCTCCGGCATCCAGCTTGACCCGGACCTCAAGGATTGGTCGGCCAAGACCTTCCATGCGCTCGGGCTCCCGAAGGAGACGGCGCAGAAGCTGAACGAAGCCTGGAACGAGCGCATCAGCCGTCAGGCCGTCGCCAACCGCGAGGCCCTCGCCAAGATGGGCGAGACGACCACGAATGAGCTCAAGCAGTTCTACGGCGAGAGCAACTTCCAGGCCGGCATGGGCCAGATGCGCAACGCTGTGCGCGCCATCGCCGGTGAGGACGCAGACGCGTTCGAGGCCCTGCTCGCCCGTCCCGATGTCGGTAACGACCCGCTGGTCATGCGCGTCATGGCTCGCATGGGCCAGTTCTGGGGCAAGGCCGTCGGCGAGGAAGGCATGAAGCTCGGTGCCGGCGCTGGCATCGGCTCCGTCGTCAGCGTGGCCGAGGCTAAGTCGAAGGTCGCGTCCATCATGGGCGACAAGAACGACGCGTATTGGGACAAGCGCCACCCCAACAACGCCGCTCGCGTCAAGGAAGTCGCCGATCTCTACAAGGTCATCCAGGACGGCGGGGTGAAGTAGTATGAGCAAGAAGGGCGACACCTCGAGTCTCGTGCGCAGCCCTGACGTACAGGCTGTGCCCGTCCAGCTTGCAACGGACGAATACCTCCGGTTATGCTGCATTCACATGGTCATGGTGATCGGTTCCGAGGTTGACCGCGAGAACCCCACCGCGAAGGCCGAGAAGCTGTTCAAGTACGTCAAGGGCGAAAAGCCCACAGAACAGGAAGCAGAAACCAAGACGGAGGAATGACATGGGCATCACCATTGAGGAACATCGCGTCGTGCAGTTTGCGGACTCCGTCCGTATGCTCAGCCAGCAGGGCGCAAGCCTGTTGCGTGGGCTGGTCGATGACTACCCGCTGACCGGCAAGACCGGCAGCATCGACTTCATCGGCCCCGTGAGCCCGAAGAAGCGCGAGGGTCGCAACGCGGACACGCAGTTGCAGAGCACCCCGCACTACCGGCGCTGGTTCGTGGCCGAAACCTGGGACTTCGCCGACATCATCGAGTCCCAGGACAAGGCGAACATGCTGTACGACCCCACCGGCCCGTACACCCGCAACGCGGCCAAGGGCTTCGCGCGCCTGATCGACGACGTCATCATCGCCGCTGCCTTCGCCGACGTCGTGACCGGGGAGGAGCGTGGTTCCTCGGTGCTGTGGTCCAACCAGACCAACCAGATCCAGACCGAGGCCGGCACCAACGGCCTGACCCTCGCCAAGCTGCGCGCCGCCAAGAAGCGCAACCTCAAGAACGAGGAGCGCGGCAAGTGGTGGATGGTCATTTCCCCCGACCAGCTGGACAACCTGCTCGGGACCACGGAAGTCACCAGCGCCGACTACGCTGCCGTGAAGGCTCTGGTGCAGGGTGAAGTCGACACCTTCATGGGCTTCACCTTCCTCATCTCCAACCGTCTGCCGACCACCGCCGGCGGCAAGCGCCGCTGCCTCGCTTTCACCGAGGGTGCCATCGGCTTCGTCGAGCAGAAGGGCATGGACACCCGCGTGTCCGAGCGCGACGACAAGAACTACAACACCCAGATCTGGGCCTCCACGATGATCGGCGCTGTCCGTTCCGAGGAGACGAAGGTTCTGGAAATCCAGTGCCACGAGGCGTAAGCCGGTAGCCTGGGAAGGAGAAAGAGAACATGGCGACCTACTACTCTGACGTCCGCACCGCTCTCCAGGGCAAGCCCGCCAGCATGGTTCAGGGCACCCTCCGTGGCGGCAAGGTCCGCACCCGCGTCTCCAAGATCGAGGCCGCTGCCCTGGCCGCTGGTTCCCTGCTCGAGATGGACTCCCTGCCCGTGGGCGCCCGGCTGCTCGAGGGCCGCATCACTTACGACGCCCTTGGCGGCTCGAGCACCCTGGCCCTGGGTGATGGCACCACGGCCAACAAGTACCTCGCCGCGACCAGCACGGCGAGCGCCGGATCCACTGAGCTGACCGTGCCCATCTCCGCTGTCGAGAACGGATACACCGCCGAGGAGAAGTTCATCCTCACCACGGCTGGCGCGTCCATCACCGGCACCGTCATGCTCATCCTGCAATACGTCGAGGCCACGGACTAGACGCGCGCCGCGCACCTGCGCTACACAGGGGGCGAGGGGTTACGGCCTCTCGCCCTTTTTGCTAGGAGGACTCATGGCAGAAGTCACGATCAAGACGGCGACGGACGTCGCAAACCTGGGCCTGGGCCTCGCCGGAATCGAGCGCATCTTGAGCATCGACGACGAGGGCAACATCCCCAAGACCTGCGCCACAATGCTCCCCGTGTCGAAGCGGGAAGTGCTCGAGCAGTTCCCGTGGTCCTGCGCGCTCACCCGTGTGAAGCTCGCAGAGGACGCGACACCTCCGGCCTTCGGATGGAGCAAGTCTTTCACACTCCCCAACGACTGTATGCGCCCCTGGTTCGTCAACGGATACCGCCTCCCGCATCCGAGGTTTGTCCATGAGCAGGGCAAGATCATGAGCAACGAGGGGCCGATCGAGGTGCTCTACGTGCGCGACATCCCCTATGCGTTCATGCCCGAGACGCTCAAAATCGCCATCGCCGCAGCGATGGTCGCGAACGGAGCGCGCGCCCTGGGCATGTCGGAGAAGTCCGCGGCCTATGCTTTCGAGATCTACGACCTCAAGCTCGGCGTCGCGGTCGAAGCGGACAAGGGCGGCGGCGCTTTGGAGGTCGCGCGCGGAGTCGACCAGCTGGCGAACTACCGCAATGGCCTGGACAATGAGGGATTCGAGCAGACGAAAGTCAACATCGTGGGGGGCTAGGCCATGCCCTTCCGCACTCCATGGACGAACTTCACCGGCGGCGAGTTCACCCCGCTCCTGCGCGGGCGCATGGACCTCAAGGCCTACTACAACTCGGCCCAGATGATTCGCAACGGAATCGTCAAGCCCTACGGCGGCGTTGGCAAGCTGCCCGGCACGCGGTTCATCTATGAGCAGAAGAACGAGACGCAGCCGGCGCTTATCTACACGGCGAAGTGCAGCAGCCAGAGCATCTACCGCCTGTGCTTCGAGGGCCAGCGTTGGCTCGGCCCGGTCGAGTCTGGCGGATACCTGAGGATCTTTGCCGACCAGGGCATCATCGTCACCAGCGGCACCACGCCGCTCGAGGTCGAGACGCCCTACAAGACGGCGGACCTTGCGAACCTGCGCTTCCGCCAGGACCGCGACGTCATCTACATCTTCCACGAGGACTACCAGCCCAGGAAGCTCATCAGGCACGCCCACAACAACTGGACGATCGAGGAGGTCGTGTTCCGCAACGGCCCGTACAAGCCGAAGAATGAGGAGCAGATGTCCCAGGTCGCCTACAGCGGGCGCTCCGGGTCTGTGACGCTGACCTCGCGCCGCGACATGTTCACCGGCATGGTCGGCAAGAAGCTGCGCATCCTTGACGGCGAGGCCAAGATCACCGCCGTGACGAATGCGCGTAGCGCGACTGCCGACATCACGGAGGAGATCAGCGACAAGGAGCACGATGGCGGGCTAGGCAAGGAGATCCTCTCCGGAACCTGGACCGTCAACAGCGGGACGCTGACCACGAACACGGCGACGAGCGTCGCAGGAACTGGCCCGTTCGAAATCCAAAAGACCTTCAACCTGTACTACGGCGACGAGTACCTGCTCGCGATGGAGCTTGTCGGCGCTGCGATCGCATCCGGCAAGAGCGTCCAGGTGTCGATGTCCACGGATGACTTCAACCCGTCTACCAACGCGCTTATGGGCGGGGCCTACATCGAGACGCCGCTAGACATCAGCCGCATCGCTGCCGGTGACTTCTGCATCAACATGGACATGGGCGACTACCAGCACGGCCAGCTGCCATACGAGAGCACGCACAACAGCTACCCGCCCGACCCTGACAAGATGCAGGGAACGCTCAAGATCAAGTGGAACGGAGGGGCAAGCGATACGCTGACTATCAACGCGATCACCTTCCGCGAGAAGGGGCCGGCGCACTCCTGGGCCTGCGTGAATTGGGCGTGGGAGGCCCTGAACAGCACGAACGGCTATCCGTTCTGCGGACATATCTTCGAGCGCCGCATGTGGCTCTACGGCAACCGCGAGTTTCCTCATGGCATGTGGGCCTCGCAGACCGATGACTTCGAGAACTTCGACGCCTATGACCCGGAGCTTGACACCAGCGGTATGTTCCTCCTTCTGGACACCGGGCCGCAGGTCGAGAACATCAAGTGGGCAACGTCGCGTGCGGACATGTGGGTCGGGACCGACTTCGGCGTCTGGCGCATCAAGTCGAGCGAGGCCGGGAAGCCGCTCTCCCCGTCGGGCATCAAGTCCGTGCCGGAGTCGGCCTTCGGATCCGACGACGAGGAGGCGCTCTACATCGACACGGTCATCGTGTTCCTTGAGCGCAGCCGGCGCAGCCTTCGCGAGATGTCCTACTCGCTCGAGAGCGATTCCTGGGACACCGATGAGCTCACCCTCTACGCCGAGCACGTGTTGAACGATTCCAAGGCTGGCGGCATGGCGTGGCAGCAGCGCCCGTTCGGCGTGCTGTGGGTTGTGCGCGACGACGGCACCATCGCGACCTGCACTTACCTCAAGAAGCAGAAGGTCAACGCCTGGGCGGTGCAGGACATCGGTGGCGTGGTCGAGTCCATCACCGCCGGGCCGGGCCAGGACGGTAAGGACGAAGTGTGGGTGACGGTTAAGCGGACGATCAACGGCCAGACCCGGCGCTATGTCGAGATGTTCGAGCCGGAGGGCCGCAAGCCTCTCGAGTGGCGCAACTCCTTCTGCTCTCTGACCTACTCCGGCACTCCGGTTACTCAGGTTTCCGGCCTCACGCACCTCGCAGGGATGCCGGTCCGTATCGTGGCCGACGGTGTGCTGCTCAAGCGGCAGACTGTTTCCGCCGGAGGTATCGTTGCGCTCGAAGGTGAGGATGGGACGGTGACGGCCTCCCAGGTCGTCGTCGGCTTGACGAACCGCTCGATCGTTCATACGCAGAATCTCGAGCACGAGATGCCCACGGGCACCATCCAGGGCCAGAACATCAAGCTCGCGAAAGTCATCGCCAAGCTGGCCGAGACGGGCTATGGCATGGCCGTGGCGACCGATGTGAACTACTCGAATGAGGCTGCTTGGGAGTGGGTCAACTTCCGCACCCCGAGCGACCCTATGGACGCGCCAGTGCCGCCGTACACCGGCGACAAGACCGTCATCGCTCCGACGACGTACTCGCCGGAGTCCTCGCTCTACATCATCCACGACGAGCCGACGGGCTTCCACTTGCAGGGCCTCGTCATCGAATGGCAGGAGGGAAGCTAGATGGGCTCTGAAATCATTTGGGCTGGCGTGATCTCCGCTGTGGCGTCGATCGGAGCGGGTGCGATGGCATCGTCGGCGACGGCGACCGCAGCGCGCAACACAGCTGCGTTGCAGCGTGCCCAGGCCGATCAACAGGCCGCGATCAACAGGGCCAACGCCGACCGCACGATGATCGACGCGGATACCATGCGCCAGAAGGAGGCGCTCGACCTCGCTGAGAAGCGGAGGCAGAACCGCATCCTGGACGCTGAGCGCAAGGCCAATGCCGCAGCCGGAGGTTTTGAGGCGGCTGGCACGATCGGCGACCTCATTGACAAGGAGGCCGCGCACGACAAGCTCGGCGAGACGGTGCTCCAGTGGGAGTGGCAGAACCGCATTCTGCGCAAGGTCGACGAGGCGAACATCCTGCTCAACGAGGCTGACTTCTCTGAGAAGATGGGCATTGCCACAGCGGGAGCGACGATCTCTTCCGGCGATGCCCAGGCGTCCTCGCAATTCGCGAGCGGCATCTTCCAGGGCGTCGGCTCGGCGGCGAACACGGCCAGCAGCTACTTCATCAGGAAGTCGTAGGAGGCAGACATGGCGGGAGGAAAAGGAACCATCGGGCTCTCCGGGAAGTCGTCTGGCCTCGAAGGGGGCCGCGAGGACTTCAAGGGGCAGAGCGCCTACACCGCTGGTCGGGCCTTCGATCAGATCATCTACCAGAGCCAGCGTAACGAAGCCGGCGAATCCTGGATGCGCGCCGGCAAGATGATGGCCGCTGCGGCTGACAAGATGGGCGGTGCGCTCGCCGATTGGGCGGTCGAGAAGGAAAAGGCCGAGAACGCGATCAATGTGTCCGCCGTCCAGACAGATATGGAGGTCGCCGGCGAGAAGCTCAAGACGCAGTTGGACAAGGACTTTACCGGCACGCAATCTGGTGGCGGCGAGGCCTACGTGCGTAGCGAGGTCGCTCAGTTCCGCGAGTCGCAGCGCGGGCGCATCGAGAAGATCACAGATCCGAAGATTCGTGCTCAGCTTGAGGACCGCCTCAAGGTCGCTGAGCAGCGCCTTGTCTCTGCTGCCGTCGAGAACGACGTCAAGGAGACGGGCAAGGTGCTTATCTCCTCCTACAACGAGGCCGCTGCCGTGTTCCAGGACGCGGTCAAGCGCAACCCCGACTTGATGAAGGACGAGGCCATGCGCGCTGGCAACGGCGCGTTCTCGGCTATGGTCGACCTCGAGAAGCAGATGGTCGAGCGCCTCAAGATGGACCCAAAGGTTCTCGAGTCCAAGCGCAACCGCATCATGGAAGAGGGCGCGAAGGTCGCGATGGAGGTCGACACCGCGAAGGTGCTCGACTACATCGTTACGGGAGGAGATCTCAAGAAGGCGAAGGGCCTTGGCGATTCGCTGTTCAAGGAGTACGAGAGGGCTCCGCTTGATGCCGACAAGCGGCACGAGATGAAGCTCAAGATCGACAAGGCCATCGAGTCCGAGGTACGCAGCCGTGAGTTCGAGTCCCGGCAGCGCAAGAGCGAGGAGCGCGTCGAGTTGCAGTTCCGCTACCAGACGGCGAAGGAGAAGCGGATGCAGTTGGCGCAGGAGGCCATGTCCGCGCCTGTGCCCGCAGAAAAGCGCCCAGAGGCCCTCAGGCGCTTCGAAGAGGCCGCGGGCTTGGAGTATGATGCCGAGGTCGCTCTTTCTGCCGCACAGAGGGGCGAGGGGGCAAAGCGTGGCCGCAAGGAACTTGCCGACGCCAGGGCTGAGAAAGTCGATGCGCAGGTCGAGGCGTACAAGACCATCCTGAACCGTCGCGGAGGACCGCTCTAATGAACCACATTTTCTACGAGGAAGAGGCAAAGTTCGCGGAGGCCATGGCGAAAGACCCGGTCAAGGTGTCGACGCCCTGGGCGGTCGAGCGCGCTGCCGAGAAGCTGCGTAACCAGGGCGCGGCGGCGCAGGAGATCGAGACGATGCGGGCAGACCCGCTCTCGCACCCGGAGTTCATCCGCCAGCGCGACCTCATGCAGCAACAGTATCTCGGGGCTGGCCATCGGCCTGTGCTCCTGTCCGACCAGGACAAGAAGCAGTTCTACGGCCTGACCGGCAAAGACCAGAGCGGCGGATACCTTGATTCCGGCGCGATGGGCGCTGCGCTCAACGGGCTGGTCATGCGCTACTCCAAGGTCAAGGATGGGGCGAGCCGCGTGCTGTCCGAGCTTGGCATCCACCGCACCCTGGCCCCGGTCATCCTTTCGGCCAACGGTGGCTATGACGACCTGACCGCTTCCATCATCTCCGTCGACCGGCGCGTATCCGCTGGCGGGCTCGGCGACAAGGTCGCTGGCGAGCAGCTTGCGGTCATCAAGGGCTATGCCACGAAGGAGCAGGGGGCCGAGGAGTACGCCGATGTGAAGAAGGCCATCATGGGTTCCGGCTTCTTCTCCGCGATGTTCTCCGGCGACAACACGCCTGAGGGTCGCAGGATGCAGAACAGCATCATCTTCGGCTTCGCTCAGCTGCCGGAGTCCAGGCGCGCGGAGATCCTCTCGGCCATCGACAAGGGCACAACGCTCGTGGACGTCGACGCCGAGCCGGCGGTCAAGGGCCGCTCCATGTGGCTCGCCAACGCGCTGTGGGGCAAGAGCGGAACGAAGGTCGCCCTGCTCAAATCCTCGCCGCTCAAGCCCGACCATGTCGTCCAGGCCCACCAGGACGCGTCGGTCATGCGCGCCGTGCGCGATTCGGCCATCGAGTTCTCTCACGACCGCGACTACTTCGAGGACGGCGTCAACCGGGCTGCTATCTCGCAGCTTGGCATCTCCGTCGACGACAAGAAGGACGGCAACTATGTGGTGCGCGTGGCCGGGGCCAACGACGGGCAGCTGGCCTACAGCGCTCCGCAGGTTCTCACCAAGGACGCCCTGCGCCAGCTTGTCGACAAGACCGCCGACGACATGTTCTCCGTCGACAAGCTCCGGCTGCGTAACGACGGCGAGCAGATCGCGCTCATCGGCAAGGATGGTCGGGCCATGAAGAGGTTCGACCAGGGCGAGCTTGCTGGCATCATCTCCGGACAGATGGACCGCAACGAGAAGGCCAAGGCGGACACGCTCCTGGGCGCGCTCGAGAAGGTCACTGGCCGGGCCGTCGCTGGTACGGCGCGTGCCGCGCTCGATTCCGTCACGCCGTCGCAGCGCACGATAGACAAGGCCAGCAGCCAGTGGCGCGACTTCAACATCACCTTCGAGCAAGTCTCCGGCATCACCGGGCTCCGCAACCTGTGGGACATCTACAGCAACACGGTCAACGCTGGTGTCGACGCCGTCACCGACACGGTCATCCATCCGCTCGTGCGCGAGGGGCGCAGGGTCCGCGACAACATCGTGCGCAAGGCCAAGGAGGAGTAGATGCTGCTGAACACCGAGCGCGGGCTTCCTGTCTCCGCTGCCCTGACCGAGCACTACATCGGCAGGACCGGCAGCGGCTTCGCCGACTACTTCGCGCAGAACGTCAAGGAAGGGTGGGACTACACCAGCATCAACCTCGCCAAGAGGTTCGGGCGCTCAGTGGCCGCGCGCGCGGAGATGGGGCCTGAGGAGGCCACGCGCAAGCTCTCTCGCGAGGAGTACGAGGCCGGCCCGTTTGCCCGCAAGGAGCTTCCGTTCAAGGACGGGCTCACCCCGCTTGAGGCGCGTGTGAATGCCGAGGGCCACGATGAGCGCCAGCTGCGCCAGCTTTTCCTTGGGCAGTACACCGGCGACCATGAGCTTGCCGGAGCCCTGGGCGGTCAGCTGGCCGGTGGCATCCTGGCCCCGGAGAACTTCGTCTCCCTGCCCGGCGCGATGTACCTGACCACGGGGATGCGCGCTGGCAAGGCCATTGCCCAGGCCGGCAAGGTCGCGGCCATCGAGAACGTGCTCGTCACCGCCGGCATGGCCCCGATCATCTCCCAGGCTCTCGAGGCCGAGGGCAAGCCCTACGGGTTCGAGGAAGCCGTCACCGACATCGGCAACGCGGCCGGCGCAGGGTTCATCCTGGGGGCCGGTGTGAAAGCCGTCGGCCTCGCCGGGGGTGCGCTTGCCCGCAATGCTCGCCTCCGGGTGGCGCAGAAGCTCGCGGATGCGGAGGGCCAGCTCAAGGGCGGCATCAACGGGCTGGCCGACAGGCTCGACGAACAGAGCGTCAAGGACTTCCGGCCCGACGCCCCGCAGGAGTCGAAGCAGACGAAGGGCTGGCGGGCCTGGGTCAAGGACGGGGTCGATAAGGTCATGGGCCGCTCGGACAAGGCGGACATGTCCGGACAAAAGGCGGATCTGTCCAGGCCGACCTCTGAAATCCTGGCGCCCAAGTGGCGCGAGGATATCAAGGCCGGGCAGTCTGCTCCGACACGCCCTGCTGCTTCACAGGGGGCGACGGACGTCACCAGGGCCATGCGCGACCTCGAGACGAGGCTCACCCAGGCTGGCGAGCGCGCTGATATCTCCGGCGTCGGCGAGGCCATCCACGGCCTGAACAAGACGATGAAGGCGCTGGCCCTGCGCGTCGAGCGCATGGACGCCTCGCAGATGGAGTCGGTCAAGGAACTGCGCATCATGCAGTCCCGGTTGCAGTACATCCTCGACAACCCGGATGCCCCGGCCCGGCCCGTCGAGGGCAAGCTGTCCAAGCGCGAGGAGCCCCTGCGTGCCGTCATGCAGATGGAGCCCGAGGCGCGCGCTGCCCTGGCCGGTGAGTTGCAGACCAAGATCGAGGCGCATACCCAGGCCGTCGAAGCTCACCATGCCGACATCCAGGAGACGAAGGCTGTCCTGGCCGACGCCGCGCCCAAGGTCGACGAGATCATGTCGGCTGCGAAGGAGGTCGGCAAGACCGTCGAGACGCGCGTCGAGCACAAGATTCCGACCTCTTCTGGCGAGCATGTCTCTGTCTACCTGGACCCCAAGCGCGTCGACGCGGCGAAGGCTGCGAAGGCCGAGGCTGCTACCTTCCAGCGCTGGATTGGTGGCGACGATCGCTTTCTGGCGAAGGACAAGAAAGGGCGCGTGCTCATCGCGACTCGCGACTCCGTGGGCGAAGTCGCCTTCATGTCCGACCCTGGAAACACCGGTGGCTGGACTTTCTACGAGGGCGACGCGCTGGCTTCCGCTGTTCAGGCCGGGACCGTCACTCCCGACGATGTACGCGCTGCGCTCAAGGCGGCGAACTGGACGCAGCCTGAGGTGCGGATGCTGGCCGAGGAGATGCACAAGGTTCTCCGTGGCGCAAATGGACGCTCGAGCCTGGGTATTATGTGGCGCGGAGACGAATGGTTCATCGTGAACGGGCGCGTGCTCACCGACCATCCTGTGCATGGCCGGCTGGCAGAGCCGGAAGTTCGCAGGAGCGAGGGCTACCATCTCGCGAACGACCTCAAGGGTGTGCAGGAGTTCCTCAAGGCTCAGCCCGGCTTGCCGAACCTCAAGATGTTCCGCGAGAAGCTGACGGCTTACCGTCTCGAGTTCGAGGAGGCCAAGCAGAATTGGTTCGCTCGGCATGTCCAGGGCATGATCGACACCTTCGCCAGCGGCGACCGTGGCGGCTTTGCCTCCATGCGCGACAACCTCGCTCGGTACTTCGCTCACAACGTCAGCGCCAAGGGCGATGCAGCTGCCGAGGCCGGTGCGAAGGTGGCGGTGAATCGCCTCAAGGAACGCATTGACGAGCGCATCAAGGCCATGCCCGAGAGCACGAAGAAGATGCTCGAGGCGTCCTGGACGCGCGATGCTTCCGACGTCCCGACCGTCAAGGCCATGAAGGATGCTGTCCGCACCAGCTACAAGCGCGACATTAAGGGCATCGTCTCGCGGTACTTCACAACGGCTGAGCGCGAGGAGACGGACATTATCCGCCACATCGTCGAGCACCTGCATGGCAACGACCATATGTTCGTGGCCGACGCGCTCGAGAACCTGCCTGAGATCGGTGTCGGCTTCCACCCTGACGGAAGCGTCATGGCCGAGCGTATCGACATCAACCCTGCTATGGTGCGCGAACTTGAGCGCGCTCAGCTGGACCTTGACGAGCGCATGGCAAGCGCCGAGCGCATGGGCCGTTTGAAGAAGGCCAACTCCGAGCGTCGCACCGGCGTCAACAACCTGTTGTATGCCCTGGCCCGCGACGAGGCGCGCCGCACCATCATCGGCGCGATCAAGGAAATCTCCGACATCGCGCGCGCCGAGGCCCTAGCCGACCTGTTCGGGTCCAAGCCCGCGGCTGAGCCGAAGGCCCTGCCGAAGCGTAGCGACGTCCGCGAGTGGGTCGTCGAGTTGCGCAAGCTGCGTTCTGAGAACGCCCTGGGCCTGTCCGACACTCCCGTCTACCACGAGGACATCCTGGCGCGCATGGCGATTCAGGACGGCATGACCGTCATGGGCAAGGCCCACGATGGCCTGGGCAAGAAGGCTGGTCCGCTCGATGACGTCGAGTTGGCCGAGAGCGCCATGCGCGCCTACGCCGACCTGCGCCGGAGCGATGTGCAACAGGCCGCACAGGCTGAGCGCGTGGCCGGCGAAGGCCGCGACCTCGACCCGGCCATGCCCGACACCATCGCCAAGCCGCAGTATGTCGAGGGCAAGTCCGGTGCGCTCGCTGCCCATGAGGTCGGCGACCATCTCGCTCGCACGCAGGACGCGCTCGAGGACATGAAGGACCAGCTTGAGAAGTTCCACCAGAGCGGCGAGCCGGAGCACCAGGTCGTGTTCCAGAAAGTCTACCTCATGGACGGGACGCCCCTTGAGCCCGGTGCGGAGATCCACCCCGAGGAGCACGCCGCGCTCGTCGCGCGTGCCGACAAGAACGGCAAGCCCAGGCCGCTCGTGGGCAGCAACGTGGCCTTCATGGAGAAGGAGATCGACAGGCTCACGGCCTACGAGGACCGCCTGTTCGCCAGCCTCCCGAACTATGCACAGGCCGGTGGCAGCGCGTCGGCTCGTGTTTCCGGCGACAATCCGGCCCGGCCCGTCAACTCGAGCGCGCTCGACATCCGCGACCCCAAGGCCGTCCAGGAGGCGCGCAAGCGGGCCGAGGACAGGCTGGCCGAGACGCAGAAGGACATGACCGCCGAGGGCGTGCTGGACGACGGGGGCCGGTCGATCAAGCTGGCCGAGCCGCGCAAGACGCCTGACAAGTGGCTGAGCCCGGCGACGAAGGCTCAGCTTGAGGCGGACGCCAAGCTCAACAACGCGGCCCTTGCGCCGCAGGTCAATTTGTCGGTAGAAACAGTCACGGCCAAGGCCATCGAGAAGATCACCAAGGAGGGCTGTTAATGGCTCGCGACTGCCGCATCGAACTTGCGCTCGAGATCAGCAAGCATCTGCCGGATGTCTCGCTCGGGCGGCTCAATGGATACGTCGACGCCGTCATGGACACCTACGCCGAGAGCGCACGCGCGCTTGGCCTGGACATGACCGGCGGCGATATCCAGACCTTTATGTCTGTGCTGAGCGCCCAGGACCGCAAGGCCGTGGCGAAGCTCACCCGCGAGAAGATCGGCCAGAAGAACGCCGAGCAGTTCCTGCGCGTCGTGCGTACCCAGGAGGCCGCGTCGCGGTCGTTCCTCGACATCGCGCAGCAGCTTGTCCAGGCCGCGTCTCGTGACAATCTCTCCGACCGGCCCGGCCAGATGGCCGAGGTTGGCAAGGCCAACGCGGTGAAGGCGTTCCGCGAGCACATGCTGCACCGTGGCTCGAAGCTGCTCGACCGCAACCTCAAGATGTTCGCGGCCCAGGCCATGTCCGTCATCGACCAGACTCCGGTGCTCAAGTCGATGCTTGAGGGCGTGCCCGGCACCGAGGCGCACGCGGCTTACGAGCGGTTCATGGACGATGTGACGCTTCACATGTTTGACCAGCGCCTTGCGTCGCCTGACTTCAAGCCGGAAACCCCGGCTCAGCGCGTGGCCCAGGCAATCCGCTCCGGATACGACGGCAGTCTCGAGTTGATGAACGACCTGGGCTTGAACATCCGCCGCTCCGACGTCTACGTGCCGAACTACCACGACGCCGCCCGAATGATCGCCGCCGGCGAGGAGGCATGGCTTGCCAGCGTCATGAAGAACATCGACACCGAGCGCTCTCCGCTCGTCAAGGAGCTTTCCCCTAAGAAGGGCCAGAGCCGCGACGACGCGCTGCGCGAGGCGCTCGTCGCCATCTACCGTGGTTGGACCGACCGCTTTGAGGCCGACGCGCCCAAGGAGGCTGGCGAGGACGTGTTCAGCGGTGTCAACGACTCCGCGCACTTCAAGTTCGAGCTTGGCCGCGACATCGTGTTCAAGGACGGGGCCGCGTGGCGCGACTACCATGCCGACTTCGGCAAGACGATGGACCCGCTCAAGGGCTTCATGTCGGACATGAGCCGCCGCGCACGCGCCGCTGCCATGTTCGAGATCTTTGGCCCGCACCCTGCCCTGGGCGCGCAGCTGGTCAAGTCCGAGTTGCTCGGGGCCTTGCAGCGCGCGGTCGACAAGAGCCCTGACGGCTTCGTGCTCGACATCCCCTCGGCCTCTCACGACATCGCCCGGCTGCTTGAGTTCAACCCGGACCCGGCGCAGCGGCTCGAAGCTGTGAAGGCCATGGACTTCGTCTCTCCCAAGGACGGCGGGCTCACGATGGCTCTGGCCGAGATCGCTGGCGACACCTTCAACTCGAAGGACAAGAGCCTGTCCGACACATGGTCGGTGGTCAGAGCTGTGAAATCCTGGTCGGCCCTAGGCGGCGCGGCCATCTCCTCCATCGCCGACACACAGAACATCGTCCTGTCCATGATGACGAAGGGCATGGCCTACAAGAGCGCCCTGGCCGGTATGCTGACGGAGTACGCTCAGCACGCGCAGATGCGGCACGGTGGCTTGCGCAAGGCTATCCAGGCTGCGGGTGGCGACGTCTCGAAGATGGGCGATGCACTCGACGATTGGCCGCTCCTGTCCGCCGCATTCGAGGGCTTGATGCCGTCGCTCTACAGCGCGGCGCACGCCGACAATCCGCTGTCCGTCACGCGCCTGAACGATTGGTTCTACCGGGCCACGGGCCTCACGTCGTCGACGGACATGAACCGCGGAGTCGCGTGGCGGCTCAACATGCAGTGGCTCGGCCAGAACGCGCACAAGGGCTTCGACGACCTGCCGCTGCGGTTGCAGTACTCGCTCGGCTACCAGGGAATCGGGCGTGCTCAGTGGGAAGCGTCCCGGCGCGCCATCGCGCAGCTGCCTAACGGCAAGGTCTACTTCGTGCCTGAGTTGATCGGCACTCTGGACGCCGACACCCTGCGTACCGCGCTCAACCTGGACGACACCCCGCTTCACATGCCCGAGGATATTGCCCGTGCCGCCCGGCCTACCCAGGCCCGGTGGAAGGCTGACGTCGAGGGCTTCCGGCGCGACCTTGTCCGCAACATGGTCGGCTTCCTGTCTGACGAGGCGAAGAGCGCCGTGGTCGAGGGTGACGCACGCACGCGCTATGCGCTGCTTCGTGGAACGAACCCCGGTACGATCGGCGGAGAGTTCCTGCGCGCGCTCGCGATGTTCCGGTCATTCCCGATGGGCGTCATGTCGAGCGTCATGCGTCAGGCACGCAACCTGCCGCCCGGCGAGAACATCGGGTGGGACGCCGCTAAGTGGATAGCCTCGAGCATCGTCATGGGCTACGCGAGCCAGTGGATGCTCGACATCGCCCAGGGCTACACTCCGCGCAACATCGTCGGCGAGGGTGCTGGCCGTGCGTTCATGGGCGCGTTTCGCAAGTCGAGCTTCATGGGGCCTTACGGCGACGCGCTGCTCAACATCGTCGACGGGCCGAAGAGCCGCCCGTGGGTTGTGAACGCGATCAACGCCGCCGGCGGGCCGATGGTGTCGACCGGCGTGGACGTCGTCGATCTCATCTATCGTGGCGTACAGGCTGACGAGGCTTGGGCTTTCCGTGCTTTCAAGCTTATTAACCAAAACACGCCAGGGCAGAACATTTGGTGGGCCAGGGCTGCTCTCGATGTGGCCGTTGTGCGGAACGTCGAGAACATGCTGGATGCACCGTCGAGGCACGCGCGCATCCGCTTCAACGAGGAGAAGGTCGGGCGCGAGTTCATGCTGCCCGAGTAGGAGGACGCGATGACGCTGGACACTACGCTCCCGAAGGCGAGCTACACGGGCGACGGAATCTGGAAAGATCCTGTCGTTCCGTTCCGCATTTTCGCCGAGGACGAACTGCTCGTCCAGCGCGAGGACAAAAACCCGGCCAGCGCGACCTACGGCCAGCTGACAGACCTTGTGCGCGGCGTCGACTACACGGTCGAGATCAACGTGGCCGGCGACGGCGGTTTCGTGCATCTGACCGTGGCGCCCACGATCTTGCAGGGCATCCTCATCACCAGCGCGAGCATCATCGAGCAGCAGCGGTCCTACGGAGGCGGCGGGGCGTTCCCCTCCAAGAGCCACGAGGCCGCGCTCGACAAGCTGACCCGCATCACCCAGGAACTTTCGATGCGCCTGGGTATGAGTTTGCGCTTCCCTGACCAGGACCCGGACGGGCTTTCCACCGTTCTCCCCCCTGTCGCTCAGCGTGCGAACAAGTTTCTGTGCTTCACACCGACCGGAGCCCTTACTGCCGGCGACCCCGACGGCATCGTGCCCGCAGCAGAGGCCGCGCGCGATGCGGCCATCGCGGCCAGTACCGACGCAGGTCTTGCGCAGTTCGCAGCCGAGGTTGCGCAGGACGCGGCGGAAGCGGCTGTTGCCAGCATCCCGACCGATGTGCAGGCGCAGATCGACGACAAGGTGAGTAAGGGCCTGTTTGCTGCCGCCTGGGATGTCATTGTCGGAGCTTCGACCGCTGGCACTGTCGTCAAAAAAACATTCACGGAGTTCTGGGCCTACCTGACAAGTTTTGGTGTTGGAGCCTGGACGAAGCAGCAGTACGCGGCACCTATTGTGTGGAGTGCTGTGTCTGGGGCTATGGGCCTCAACGCAGACAACCATCAGGATTTGGAAATCAACGCCAATGGCAATGTCACGATGTCTGCCCCCACTTCCCCGGCGAAGGGCAAGACGCTGTTCCTCACCCTGTACGCTGCCTCGGCCCTAACCATCACTTGGAATGGTGTATTCAAGCCGAATGCGGATGTTTCCCTGGACACGGTGTTCGTGGCTGGCAAGCGTATCTTCATGCAGTTCCGCTGCTACGATGGAACCAACTGGATTCTGTTGGGCCGTACCCAGGAGGCTTAGTATGCACTTGGGTATCAAGAACTTCGTCGGATGGGTGAAGAAGTACCTCTTCGGTGATGGCACCTACTCGCAGAACATCGTCCAGGATTCCGCCACCAACATAGCGGCTCAGGCCACACTCAATGCTGTGGGAACCTACCAAGGCGGCTACGAGGCGGCGAAGGCTGTTGACAACAACACCGGGACTGCGGCGAGTGCAACATCAAGCGCATCCAACGCCCTCGGCTTCTACTTCGCCACGGCTCGTAACGTCCGGCAAGTAAGCATCTACCAGCTTGCGGCGTTGTCCTACGGATGCGCTGCGAAGTGGCAGTACAGCGATAATGGCACGACCTGGACTGACACGAATCAGACGGCAATCAACTGCCCGTACACCGGGTCGAACTACACCAGCGACTTCACCATCAACGACTACGGATGGCATTGTTACTGGCGGCTCATTACTACCAACGGAGCCATCCCGTTCCAGGTGGGGGAACTGTACATCTACGAGCGCGTGGTGTTGCAGCCTACCACTTACTCACGCGCCGACCTCATGCCCACTATGGCCTCGGCCTCGCAGGGCGGGTTCACGGTGTCGGCCACGGGAACGCAAGGGGGTTGTTATCCGTGGTGTGCCTTCGACGGTGTGGTAGGCACCTTCGTTGCCGGGAGTTGCTGGAACTACAACGCCAGTACAGCCACATTCCAGATTGCTTGCCCATCACCAGCGCCGACCAAGGGGTACACCATTCAGGCCCCTTCGGATGTCACCACCTACCAGCGGATGATTTCCGCTTGGCAGTTCCAGGGGTCCAATGATGGCTCGTCCTGGGTGACGCTGGACACGCAGAGTGTAGGCACCACCTGGGCAAACTCGGAGGTCAAAGCCTTCACGTTGGCTGGCGGGGTGGCCTCGTACCCCTACTACCGCCTGAACATTACGGCGGGCAGCGGGGGTTGGGTCGGCATCGGAGAAATGCAGCTTGTCCCGCCCGACATCCCCAACGCCATAGTCATCACCGGAGCGGCTACTGTGGCCCCGGACGCTGAAACAGGCGCTGCCGCGTTCTCTGCAATGAACATCGTAGGCGATGGCCCCTCGGCCTCGCTAACGGCCTCCACCAACTGCAAGGGACTCATCGGGTTTGTGGCTGGCTCCGTCACGCTCCTGAATGGCGCGATAATGCACATGGACAAGCTCGGCAAGGCTGGCAACTTCGGCAACCTCACCGCCTACGACCTTGCGCCCACGGCCATCAAGAAGAAGCTCAAGAAGTCGTTCTACGACAACTACGTTGTGCTCGGTGAGGGTGCTGCGGGTGGTGCAGGACAGGCGACCACAGGTGCTACCATCAATGGCTTGCCGGGTTCCGCTGCGTCCGCCCTCCAGACCGGGGGTGGCGGTGGTGGTGCTCCTCGCTCTGGTGGTGGGACTTCTACCAGCGGATCCGGTGGAAATGGTGGTCCTTGCTGTGGTGGCGCAGGGGGTGGCTCCATATGTTCAATCGCTTCCAACTCTGCGAGTTCTGCCTCTCCATACGGTGGCCCCGCTGGAGCAGCCGTGAATGATGGCTACGCGTATCCTGTCGGAGGTTCTGCGGGCGACCCCGTAGGCGCTCCTGCTAGTGCTGGCACTGCTGCTAGTGGCCCCGGAGGTGGGCTGCTCATGGTGTTCTCGCCGTCCGTATCCATCGCGTCCGGCTGCGTCATCAGCGCTGGTGGCGGTAACGGGGGCAATGGCTATGCTTCTGGTGCGGCTGCTGGCGGTGGCTGCGTAGCAATCGTCACCTCCCCCGGAGGCTATACCAACGCCGGGACAGTTCGGGCAAACGGCGGTGTGTATGGCACTACGACCTACGATGCGAACTCCAAGGGCGGCACTGGTGGCGCTGGCTCGGTCAATATCTTCCAGAACGCGGCATAGGAGGCCGAAGTATGAAACTCTTGCATCATCCTGAAAGCGAACTCTCGCGCACCCTACTGGCGACCAAGCCTCACCACAGCGATTGCGCTGTGAACAACGGCCCCGCGCTTGAGCCGGGGCCGTGTGACTGCAACTACGTCGAGGTGATTGAAGGCCCAGGCGACTACGCCGTGAGCGCCTACCCGTCCGTGGTCATCGACGTTCCGGCATACAGCGAGAGGCGTCGGTACTACGATGAAAACGGGAATCTCGCTGGCATCGCTGACTGCATTGTTCCTGCGCACGAAGAAGTGCTGCGCTCTCCCATATCATGGGAAGTCGTTAATGCTATTATAGACGATTACAACGCCTGTGCTGTTGGCCTCGGCTACTAAGTCAACTTCAACTCCCACTCACCGGAGGGACCATGGCTGAGCTGACCAGGGAAGAGATCATCAGTGCGGTGCAGGATGCACTCAAGAATCATCCGTGCCGATTTGATGTGACCTCGAAGGAGGTCGACCATCTGGTCGGCATGGTCATCGACATCGGTGCTGCTGCGACCGGCGAGGCCGACGGCAGCTTTCGTGCTGGCGTCGAGCAGCTGCGCAAGGCGCATCTGTGGCTGATCGACCGCATGGAGCTTGATGAAGAGTACACGGCCAACCACAGCATGTGGTCGAAGGTCCGCTGCGTGCTCGGCGGCTTCGCCGACAAGCTTGCCCACATTCTTCTCTGGGCTCTCGTCGGGCTGCTCATCTTCTCGCTGTTCGTCATGGGCGCTGTGAAGCTCGGGGCCGTCAAGGTCGGAGGATAGCATGGTCCAGCTGGTGCGCGAACTCGACGACGGGCATTGCACGCAGGGGCGCTTGGTGCTGCCCGGCGGTGCGTTGTTCTTCACACTCGAGCGGCCCTGGCTGGATAACAGGAACGGCGTGTCCTGCGTCCCGACCGGCACGTACCACTGCCTGTGGCGGCAGCGCCCGAACAAGACCTGGACCTACTGGCTGTCCGATGTGCCGGGCCGCACCTGGATTCTCATTCATAGTGGCAACGTCGTGGCCCACGTCGAGGGCTGCATCATGCTCGGCCTCTCCCGTGGGCGGCTCAAGGACGAGCGCGCTGTGTTCAACAGCGGGACGGCTGTGCGCAAGTTCGAAGAAATCATGGGCCGCAAGCCCTTTACCTTGGAGGTGGTGTGATGGAGTGGTTGACCGGGCTTCTGAGCGGCGGGCTCATCGGTGCCATCGGCGGCATCGCGACCGGCTGGCTCAAGCTCAAGGAAAAGCGTGCCGACCAGGAGCACGAGATCAAGATGCGCGACATGGACAAGCAGCTTATGGTCGCCGAGGCCGAGAACGCTGTGCGTCTGGAACAGGCCCGTGCTCAGACCGCCATCGAGCAGGGCGCAGCCGATGCCTTCACCGCGTCCCAGGCCGCAGCCCGTGTGGACATCCCCGCCGGCATCGCCGAGAAGGTGAGCCCTAGGGTCGCGGACATCTTCGTGCTCGGAGAGTTCGCGAAGGGCATGGTGCGCGTCCTTCTGACGATCCTGAGCTTCGCCTTCGTCGTCTACTTCGGGTTCCAGGGCATCGCCGAGGCGGCGAAGGACGGCAAGCTGGCCCTGACCTGCGTCAAGTCCGTGATCTTCATGGCCGAGCTTTCTGGTGGTTGGTGGTTCGCACAGCGCCAGATGAACAAGTAGCCCTCTCCTGGGGTCGTGGTGTCCTCCGCGACTTGGCCCCCTGGCGGTGTCTCCCCGTCAGGGGGCCTCTTGTTTACTCGACCATTTCCATCTTCGGCATCTTCGCGTTCACCTTGTCTGCGACAAGCTGCATCGACTTCGTGCACGCCTCGAACGCGTCCTCTTTGGTGAACTCACCGATGGCGATGAACGTGTACTTGACAACGACCTCGACTTCGTGAGTCGGGCCTTTCTTCCTGGACTGATTCGGCAGGTTCATGATTCCTCCTCCCGCAGCATCGTGCGGATCTTCCGTGCGTAGTTGAGCACTCGCCTCCTGGTTGAGCGGGCGGTGCTTGGGACTGTGAACGTCATTGTGCGCTCGCCCAGGCGGCACGAGAGCTTGATGTGGTGGGTGCCGGATAGCCCGATGACGCTGATGCAAGCATCGGGCTCGCGTCGGGTTACTGCGCTGATGATCTCGTCTGCCAGCTGTCGTCTCATGGTCCCTCGAAGAAGGGGGCCTTGCGGCCCCCTGGTTGCTAGTCGTGCGCCTCGGCGATGGCCGTTCCGCAATCTTCTGCGACCGTGCATTCCGAGCAGCGGTTGCCGTCGGTCGGGCCGTCGTGCTTGCCGAAGCAGGTCGGCTTCTCGGCTTCCTGCTCGACCTGCTCCTCGACCTGCTCCTCGACCGGCAAGCGGAACTGCTCGCCGGGCTGGACCGGGCGGCTCTTGTAGACGAAGCCGCTCACCGGGTCGACGTAGGTCACGGTGCCGAACTCGAAGTATATGTCGGCGCTGCGGTACTCGAACACGGAGCCGGAGTTGATGGCCTGGGCGATGCGGTCGCGGTTGCCCTCGGCCTTCTTGATCTTCTCGTTCCACTCGGCCATCTCCTCGGCCTTGCCCGCCTTGAGGTTCGTGACCTCGAGCGATGCGCGGGCGAGCAGCCGACCGCGCTTCTCGATGTCGTCGCCGGAGAGCGGGATGAGGAACTCCTCGTGGGTGCTGCCGACCTTCACGCGGGCATGGGCGCCTTGATGCGCCACGGGCTTCGTGTGCTGCATTTCGGACTCGGCGGGGGTGTCGGTAGCCTGGGCCTCCTCCGACGCGTCCTGGGGCACGCCAGGGGCGTTTTCCGTGGGGGCGGTTTCGGTCGCCAGGGCCGACGTCTTGATGCGCTGCTGGCACGCGTCGGGGTCGGCGCAGACGACGGCGTCGGTGATGTCGTCGTGCTTCCACTGCCGGGTGCGGTATCCGCACAGAGAGCAGACAGCCTTGGGCTGCTTGGGCTGGTTCGCCATGGTGTCCTCCTGGTTTAATGCCCGAGCCGGTTGACGCCAGAAGCGGGCAGATACGTTTTTTCGAAGATGTTGGGCTTGCAGGGATAGATCTCCTTTTCAACGCCCTGGATGACGTAGTCGCCCTCCTCCGCAACCATATCGCCTTCGAGCGTCTTGATGGTCAGCGTGCCGTCGGCGTTGTACTGGATGCGGTCCTCCCACTCAGGGCCAGCCATGTCTATGACGGCTCTGAGCGACTCGGGTCCGCCCGTGTAATGCACCGCGAACACGACGACGGGCTTCTTCTGGTAAAGCTGCTTCACTCTTTCTTCCTCCTGTTGCTGTCCCTGATCGAAGCGAAGCCACCGTCGAACTCACCGTACGTGGTGACAATGCGCACCGCCTCGTCCGCCGAGGTGTAGATGCCGACGATTGCTCCGCATTGCCTCTTCTCCTCAAGGAAGTTGATCTGGCTGAGCCTGATCTCGTGCTTCTCCTTCGAGCCACGCTTCCCTTCGATGTAG